ATCGACAGATTGCTGGTAACAACCGATCTGACAGGCACTGAAGTATTCAATGCTCTGCGTGATCACTTCCGCGCAAATCCAAACAGAACCAGAGCAAGAAAGTGGGAGCGTTTCTTTCGACGCAATGCGGTATTGTTTGGAATGGTCACTCTCGACGATATCAAGCTGATCCAAGAAGTCAGGCGTTCATAAAAACCGACAGCAAACCCAAACCATAGCCGCTTAATTGCGGCTTTGGCGGTGAAAGACCATCAAAAAGAGGACAAACGAATGAAAAAAATCAAAAGCATAGCAATGGACAGCTTCCTGCAAATCATCCGATATGGCGAGTATGATCCGACCGACGATGTTCTGGATGAAGTCCTGGAAGCGATGTTGGAAGAGGAATCGGCATCCGAGATTCTGAACAACGCCGTCAATGGCGATGAACTTCTGGCCACGTTGCGCATTCAGCAGCATGCCATGAAGGATCTGGAGGCCCAGAAGCGGGCAGATAGACGCGAGGCCCAGCTGCTGCGAGAATACGCCAAACAAGCACTGGAAGCGTATGAAGATGAATCATGGATGATCTGGGAAGAAGGCGCACGACCAATGCCGGGAGACTCATACCAATGAAAAAGATTGCAGCAGAAGCGTTTTACGCGATGGCGAGTTGTTTTCTGATGGTTTTCCTGATGTTCATGTTTTTGCACGGGATAACGTCAGCAGATCCGCATTACAGCGATGCCTGTGAACAGCGCAGAGCATGGGAAGCAACTGGCCACGATTATGTGGGCATTCCTCCAGGAGCAGAGAACTGCTAATGAAACAAGACATGGTAAATAGCCCATCGCATTATGCCGATCAGGGAGTTGAGTGTATTGATTACATCAAGCAGCAACTCACTGCTGACCAGTTCAGGGGTTATTTACTTGGCAACGTCACCAAATATATCCATCGCCACAACTACAAAAACGGGCTGGAAGATCTGAAAAAAGCCCAGTGGTATCTGGATCGGTACGTTTCGGCGTATGAAAACAAAGAGTGATCGAGGCATCCGTATGAAACCAATCAAGCGAATCGGCAAGGCGGTGCGAGAGATCGTGCAGACTTCCACAGAACTGCAAGCTGGTTACCTGGCTCTGTCAATTTTGGCTCTGATGATTATCCTGGCACTGATATGAGACAACTCAGCGAACTGAACATCATCGAACACTGCGACCAGTGTATTCACCAAATCCGAGACAAACATAATCCGAATCGTTTATACTGTTCCAAACTCACTGAAAAATATGGGTTTGGGGTGGAAATATGCGTAAATCGGAATTTCCCAACAGTCTGCCCGCTGCCGAAAGTCTGACAGTTGACAATCCCTGTGTCGGGATCTGCTCAACCAGTACAGTCGGATCAATTTTCTGCGTGGGCTGCAATCGATACTACAAAGATGTGATTGGCTGGAACGGTTACAGCCTGGATGAAAAGATCCTGGCCATGATGCGAGCCGTAGAGCATCGCAAAGCCAAAGAAAAGGGCTTTGTGGATGATAATCACGACTACTTGGCGAACAATCTAAAGCCTGTGATATAATCCCGGCATCAGCTGCTTGGGGCGGCTGCGCATTTTGTACGGGGTACAGATGGCAAAGATTGGCAACCAGGGCGACGGTGGTGGCAGACCGCCAGTGGTTTTTTCGCCCGAAGATATCATTCAAGTTGAAGCATTGGCTGCGGTACTATCCAAGCGCCAGATGGCCGACTATTTTGATATTTCAGAAAAGACTTTCCGAGAGATTGAAGGCAGACAGCCGGAAGTTTCTTCCGCTTATAAAAGGGGAAAAGGGAAAGCAATCGCAACTGTGGGGCAATCGCTCATTCAGCAGGCGATGGATGGGAACACTTCTGCATCGATTTTCTACATGAAAACGCAAGCTGGTTGGCGCGAAACCGACCAGGATGTTTCCAGGCAGGAACCGATCACAATCAATCTGATCAAGCCAGATGGCTGATGTTCGGCCAACAGCGCCGCAGTATGAATACATCACCAGCGAGGCAAAGTTTCCGGCTCTAGTGGCTGGATTTGGTGCTGGCAAGACGGAAGCAGCGATCCTGCGGTCGATATTCGGCATCCTGCGCAATCCGGGCTTGAATCGTGGGTTCTATGAACCGACCTATGATCTGATTCGGATGATTGCATGGCCGCGTTTTGAACAGACGCTGACGCAGATGGGCGTTCCGTACAGGCTCCAAAAGTCTCCGCTGAACCAGATCACCATCGAGGGTTATGGGATCATATTCTTCCGAAGCATGGAGAATCCGAACCGAATCATCGGATATGAGCATGCTGACGCCGATATCGATGAACTGGATACTCTCAAGAAGGATGACGCTGCCCACGTTTGGCGGCAAGTGATCGCCAGGAACAGGCAGCAGAAGCCAGAAGGCATCAACTCAATCGGCGTGACTACAACGCCAGAGGGCTTCCGATTCGTTTATGACACATGGAAGCGGGATCCGCAGCAGGGATACGAAATCATCCAAGCGCCTACCAGATCCAACAAGCATCTGCCGCCTGGCTATATCGAATCCCTGGAGGATATATATCCGGCCAGCCTGCTTGATGCCTATCTCGAAGGGAATTTCGTCAATCTCACATTCGGAACGGTCTATAACAGCTATGAGCGCGGGATGCACCATAGCACTGAATCTATTCGCCCAGGTGAGCCGCTGTATATCGGCTGCGACTTCAACGTGACCAAGCAGTGCGCGGTGGTCTATGTCCGGCGCAATGGCGATGAATGGCATGCGGTCGAAGAGTTGATCGATATGTATGACACGCCAGACATGATCCGAATCATCGAGGATCGGTACTCAGATCATCCGATCTATATCTACCCGGACGCAACTGGCCGAGCCAGGAAAACAGTGAATGCCAGCACTTCTGACATATCGCTGCTTGAGCAAGCTGGGTTCATGGTTCGCGTTAAGAAGTCGAACCCGTCTGTGAAAGATCGTGTCATGGCAGCGAATGCTGCTTTTGAGCGCGGTGTGCTATACTGCAATGCTATAAATTGCAAGACTCTGGCCGAATCATTCGAGCAGTTGGCTTATGACAAGAATGGCGAACCAGATAAGAAAAGCGGACTTGATCACGCCATTGATGCTGCGACATATCCGATTGCGTATGAAATGCCAATCCAGAAGCCAGTGGCCCATATACCAGTGAATTTCAGCATGTAGAGGCAGAAAAATGTCTGTATCAAACACTCATGTCGATTACGACAAAGCCCTGGACAAATGGAAACTGACGCGCAGCGCAGCGGCTGGGGTTACTCTGAAAGATTCCAGGGAATTCATTCCTCGACGCACTCACGAAGAGGATAATCAGTACATCCATCGGCTTGAGAAAGCCATCTATACCAATTACACCGGGCGAACGCTCTCCGGGCTGAAGGGCGCGATATTTCGCTTGGATCCCAGGATCGAACTGCCCGATGATATGGAGTTCATGCGTCAAAATGCAGACGGAGCCGGGCAATCAATCGTCCAGGTAGCCAAGTATGCGACCGACGAAGTGATGCTGACCGGGCGTTTCGGCATGCTGGCAGATTATCCCAGCGTCGAAGAAGGGCTGACTGCCGAGCAGATCAATCGCATGGGCTTACAGCCGCACATTGCGACCTATACCGCTGAATCAATCATCAACTGGCATGTGCATGTCCATAATGGCAAGCAACATCTGGGAATGCTGGTACTCAAAGAGCAGCAGCAGATCCATTATGATGAATTTGTCTGGGATTATGTCGATCAGTACCGAGTTCTGCGGATGAACGACGAATATCAGTACACTCAGCAGCTTTATGACCAGGATGGCGACCCGGTAACCGAGGAAATCGTGATTCGGGACGCAGCTGGCCAGCCATTCAATCACATTCCATTCCATTTCATTGGATCGAATAACAATCTGCCCAGTATCGATGAGCCAGTGCTGTACGACATCGCCAGGGTGAATATTGGGCATTTTCGTAACAGTGCTGACCATGAAAACAATCTGTCGGTTCACGGCGGCGGTACGCTAGTCGTTTCGACCGATATGTCTCACGAAGCATTCCAGGCGGCCAATCCTGGCGGGATCACTGTCGGTGAGAACGCCGGAATCATACTGTCCGAGGGCGGCAAAGCAGAACTGCTGCAACTGAATTCATCTGGCGCACTCCGCGAAGAAATGGAGCATAAAGAGCAGATGATGGTTCAGATCGGGGCCAAGATCATCAGCAAGGGCGGCGGGCAGCGAACAGCGATGGAAGCCATGATCCAGGCGACATCAGAGAATTCAATGCTCGACACTGTGGTCGGCAACATCGATGAAGCGATGACCAATGTCATCACTGACTGCCGCAGATTCGTATCTAGCACTGAAGCAGAGATCGAATTCCAGCTGAACAACGATTTCTGGCAGGATACGATTGCTCCGCAGGAAATCATGGCGATGATCCAGGGATACGATGCCGGGGTTATGCCGAAAGTCGAGATCGTGCGCAGACTCAAGGATGCGGGCTGGATCCAGAACGATGCGCTGCCAGAAGATATCCTGGCTGCTATTGATCAGGAATCTCCGCTGTAAATGTCAGCCAATGACTTTTTGCTCGATGCTGGAATACGGCATCAGATATTCGTCCAGCGATACGCGGGTGGCCAGGTGAAGGAATTGCTGGGCTATCTGCGTGATATGGTGGCCGATGTCGAGCGCAAATTGCTTGAAGCCGAGACACTGAGCGAGGCGCAGCGGCTTACAACGCAACTGCGGGAAATCCAGAATGTCATAGATGATGGGCTGGAGCGCATGAATCGTGGTTTGCTGGATAGCGTTTCCGATCTGGCCGAATATGAAGCGGAATTCGCGGTAAAGACACTGAACACGGCATCCACAATCGATGCGGTGCTGCCACAGAGCGAATTGCTCCGCGCCCTGGTGACAACGACTCCGATGGGCTTACAAGTCGGCAACGCCAGGCAGGAACTCACAATCGAGCAGGCTGCTCAGACATACAGCCGCAAAAAGAGCGGTGAACTGCGCAGAATAATCCAGACCGGGTTTGTGGAAGGCGCAACAGTTCAAGATTTGACCAGACAAGTTCAGCGAGTTGCCAAGCGGCAGCGATCTCAGGCAGAGGCGCTAGTCCGGACATCAATCAAGCATATTTCATCAGAAGCCCGGCGGGAAACGCATCTGGCCAATTCCGATATACTCAAAGGCGAGGAATATGTGGCTGTTTTGGATAACCGAACGACAATCGGCTGCGCTGCGCTTGATGGCAAAATATTCAGATTTAATGAAGGGCCACAAACTCCGAGACACTGGAATTGCAGATCCGAAAGGATTCCGGTGCTAGATGATAGATTTCAGGAAGGTGGTCTGGTTGGAACCCGATCCAGTTTGGATGGCCCCATATCAGCAAAACGAACCTATGGTGGCTGGCTCAGAGATCAAAGCGCGACATTCCAGGATGAAGTTCTGGGATCGGAACGCGGAAAATTATTCAGGCAGGGCGGTCTGAGCATCGAGAATTTTTCCGATGATATGGGCCGACAGTATTCCCTGGATGAGTTGAGATTGCTTGAGCCGGTAGCGTTTGAACGCGCCGGTATATGAATCTCAACAATTTTGCTACAATTCACAGAATGCTGCGGGGCAGCTAAACAGTACGGGGTACTAGCATGATCGAATATCAAGTGGATAGCATCGAGGATCTGGATGAATCCGTCCAGGGACTTTATGAGCAGAACGGCGACAAATTTGTGTTGAAAGTCACCGGGATGCCACAGCCAGAGGACACAACCGGGCTAAAAAACAAAGTCGAACAGTTGATGGATGAAGCGAAGGAAGCAAAGCGCAAAGCCAAGCAACTGGAAGAAATGAAAGCCCAGCAGGAAGAAGATATCGCCAAAGAAAAAGGCGAGTTCAAAACTCTTTGGGAGCAAGCGCAAAGCAGACTTGCCGAAAAAGACAATGAACTGAAAGAATTT